ATTGATTGTTGATGCTTTTCATTTGCTTTTGCTTCTTTTTCGTAATGATCTCTCATTTGATTATAGATAAAATCACGATAACGAATTGGCATATTGTATATTGTATCCCAATCATACCCACCCTTTCCATAAAATACAATCTCGTGTATTCTAGTGAAAATATGTTCTCGATATTTAGGCGTCAGGCCAAAAAAAGTTAACATCAATCTGTACTACTACGCCCTCCTGAACGTAGCCATCTTTATCGATTGTTATAGTTGTGTTAATATCTGGGGATATTTCGTTGTAATATTGTTTAAATGCTCTTGAATCTGGAGCTAATAAATATTCATCTACAAATTCACGAATAGATGCTTGATCGGTTTTTCCATTAATAGAAGTGATCATGTGTTTTAGACGTGTTGTGTTTTCAAAAGCACCATTTGGGTTTATCTTTTGTAAACCTTTAATTTCAGCTTCAATTGCTTTTTCGTCTTTACCTGTTAATAACTTAAAAGTAATAATATTTTCTGATTTTGGTAAGATAAATTTAAATTCATTTTTACCTTTTTCAAATATTTTTTCATCTATTTCTTTTTCAGATAATGATGTTAAATCAACTGTATATTCATCATCTTTATTAGTTGATTTATTTCTAAAACGAAACGTATAATCTTTTCCATATCCTAAAATACGTGCAGCAAACAATATTGCGTTTTTATCTCCCACGACTAAATCATCGAGATCAATCGGTGAAACAACGAGTGATTTTAATAATTTGTCGATTGCGGTGCCTTGGCGAATAAAGTTGATATTAGTTAAAATATCTTCGTCTTTAGCGCTCATATAACGCATTTCAATTTCGCCTTTAGATAATAATGATGTTTCCGGATAAACTAAACCTTTTGAGGGTAGCGTAACGGTTTCTGTTGGAATTTTTAAATCTGCCATAAACTTGTTTTAATTGTATATATATAAATATGCATAGATAAAAAGAAACCCGATATTTTTATCGGGTTCCTATTTTTATTATTAGTATTATTATTTCTTTATATTACTAATTGGTGGTACTGGATTTTTACTTGGTTCCTCATCTGCTTTAACAACTTTTTGGGCAGCATTGTTAGCTGCTGTTCTAACTCCAATTGTATTTTTAGCAAATGTTTGATTTAATTTTGTAAGCAAATAATCAAATATATCTTCTAATTCTTTACGATCAGCAATCAATGATAATTTCTGAAGTAGCATAGGCTGTTTTGACATTAAAGTAATAACAGCTTGTGCATCTGGAGATAGTCGTTTTTGTAGTTTTGAGTCAATTTCATTAATATCATCGTTAACATCCAAACCTTTAGGACCTAAACCAAATCCTTCTTCTTTTAATTGTTTATAAGCTTCAGCTAATTTCTTATATTTGGATTTAGCTGCCTTTTCACCAGCAGCGTATCCAGCACCATAAGTATCTTCTTCAGCTTTATTTTTAGCAGCTACTCCTTTAGAGCCTTTATCAGCACGTTGAAATTCATCGTACCCTTCAGCTACTACTTCAGAGATGCATTCTTGAACTAATTTTTCTAAATCTTTCTTATTCATATTAGTAATTCAATATGCAATAATCCATACCAATTGTTACAGTAAGATTTATTGCCTCGGTGTATGTTGACCAATCGTAATCATCAAAGTTAGCAGTCTTAATGAAAGCACCTTTAACAATCCATTCTGATACAACATCACCTACTGGTCCTAATCCGTTAAATGTAAGGTCTTTTTTATAAAAATCAGAATAACCGGCGCGGCCTGTTACTGATTCGTATGCTAAACGAGCCCATTCCATTACGGCTTGTGCACCTGATGGAGCAATTGGGTCAAATAGTGTAAAAGTCATGTCACCCCAAATTCTTTTACCGCTACGGATTTTTCTATAAGTGTTAATATGGTCAAGAACAATCTCACCGTCATCAAAGGTTACTGCACTTACACCTTTAACAAGGTATGAAGGAATACCAGCAATGTACATTATGAATCTATTTGGGGTTTTAGGTTCATATTGTGTGAACATGATCTCGTTTGCGTCTAATACAGGCATGTCGTGTTATGTTTTAATCTGTTTATTATAAATATATTATTACGCTGGGAATTCAACTCCTGTTGGAAGGATATTGAAATCTAAAATTACAAATTCAGCAGTTTTAGTTGGTTGAATGTAAATTTGACCAATCAATTGATTTCTATCAACTACATCTGGTGTGTTGTTTGATTCATCCATTACTACTTTGTAAGCGTATAAACCTTGTTTTTGAACAACACTATCAAGATATGGATTTACTTGGTTCAAGAATATATTTCTTGTAACAGCTGTATTTTGTTCAAATACTAATGAACGCCCTACGTTACCAATAAATGCTTTCAAAGCAATCAATAAACGTCTTACATTAACGCGATCTAAAGCAGTTGCTTTTTGTTGTAATGTCTTTTGACCAAATACTACAACACCTTCACCGGGGAATGTAGCTAATGGGTTAACATTATCAAGATATAATGTATTTCTATCGTTCAAAGATAATTTTCTTTCAACTTTTATTACATTTGGAATTCCACCACGAGTAGTACCGGCTGGAGCAAACCACGGAGCTGATACTTCATCAGTAAAAGCAAATACACCACCCATCAATACTGAAGCTGGCACCCATACTAATTTACCCATTGGCGAACTAAATACTTGACACCATGGCCAATAAGTAGCACCATAACTAGAATTTGAAGCGTTAGCAGCAGTAGTAGCACTTGTAATTGTTCCACCATAAGGAACAGGGTCAACTACCGCTAATGCATCTGCTCTACCTTCTGCTACTGCAATTGGATCAGCATTATTAGCACCAAGGTTTATTGCTGAGTTACCACCAGCTAAAAATAAACCAGGAGTTAATAATAAATTAAATACATACTCATCTGTATTATTTAATAAACTTAAAGCAGGAGCATAATCGGCTGTTGTAAATCCTTGAGCATTTGATACACCACTAGTAATTCCTTCGAACATAATACGTGTTAAATTTGTATCAACAATACCACCATTAAAAGCACCATTTAATGAACCACTTCCAATGTTTGGTAAACTTCCACTATAAATTGAAGCTTGATATAATCCATTATTATCAAATGTATTATATTGTGCTTGAGGAACACTTGCTACACGAACGTAACGAGATGCATTAGGAAAATCACCAACATAATCAACATATCCTTGACCATCTGTTGTTGAGTAGGTATAAACTGGTTTAGTATTACCAATTACACGAGCAATATAGTTAGGTTGGTTAACATCCATTGATAGGTTAGTCCATGTTTCAAGGATATTTTTCTGAGCTTGGTTATCATCACCACTTCTTACCAACAATGTAAATGTACCTTGGGTTGGATTAACTGTATTAACTTCCCAACGAACGTTAGTTGCACTACCACTTGGTAAAGCACCTGATACAATTGTACCGCCTTGGTTATTCATTTGAGCACCCCAAGCTAGTGTTTCTAAAACAAAACTAGCTGATGCTAATAATGCGCTTGTTGAACCACTTTGAGGAACACTTGCTGATGCAAAGCTGTTTAATGCTGCTGAACCGGTTCCAGCGTGTGTAATTCTTGTTACTAATAAGGTATTACCTCCGTTTTCGAAATAATTTCGTGCTGCTATTGAAGTGAAGTACTCCATACTTCCACTTGCTCCATTGTTAAATGTAGTACCAAACTTTGCAGTATAATCACTATATGAGGTTACTACAGTAGGAACATAAGGAACACCGTTAACAGTTGGACCGACAATCGCCGCGCCAACTACAACTGGGCCTAATGATACTGCACTTTGATCACTTTCGTTGGTATATACACCAGGAGAGATAATTGCTTCTGCCATGTTATATCTTTATTTAAATTTTGATAGGGTTTATTCTAAGTATAAATATTCTAAAACCGTTACAAAACCAAATAAAAATTACTTAAGTTCGCCTGTTTCTAAGTCAACTTGTTTATCTCCATATTTTTCTCCCAACTTAGTATTAATTTCATCTCTTTTAGTATTAAGCTCTTTTATTTTATTTAATAAAACTTGCTTGTTGTTTTCAACAATTTTAAGTTGTTCATTAATATTGTGTTGAGTAATCTCTAGATTACCTAAATTAAAAACAGCTTGTTCATAATCTAAATAAGTTTGTTTAAATTCTTTAAATTCTTCTTCGGTTAATTTTTCCATATTATTTTTGAATTGTATTATTTTTCCCATTTTCCTTCAGGACATTTATCTTCAGCAGGTAATCGGACATCCGTAAATATTTTTTTATTTAATGGACACCCACATTTCCCACAATAATAAAAATCTATCAATGCTGTATTTTTTTTACGAAATTCACATTTACTACATATAGCCATTCTTTCTTCTGCTAATTGTTTTTCTTCAGAAGTATGATCAGCGGCTGTAATCCATGCTTTAGCAATTGTTTTAAACTTTTTAAACATAACGTATTAATGTAATTAAAATATGTTGCGTAGCCAAATGTTTTATAGATTTCCTGCTCGAGGATTGTTAACACTTTTAACAACTTCAGAGGTAATTGAAACAACCGATTTAGAAAAGAATTGGCGTTTACCATTTGTTGCCATGTCACGATTAAGAGTATCTGGTACTATATAACCATATAAAGTTATACTAAAACTGGTTTTAGCTACACGTTCTTCATTTACAGCATATTCAGCAGTAGTATCAAATCTATCAATATATGTTCTAAATTGGAAGTGTTCTTTATTTCCCCAATATGAATCTGAAGCAAATTCAATTGATTCAACAATTTTATTATTTTCCTGGATATAGTTGGTAAATACAACACAGTTATATGTTATATTAACATAGTCTGGTACTGGGGTTAGATAAAATTTGTCAGATGGTGTGTAATTGTTTAATAAATCAAATTTAGTATATTGATTTTGTGAATTATATTTTGCTTTAGATACAGCAAAATTATTTACATTATTTCCATCTAATTTATTAGCTAATGTTCTATTTTTTTCAAATCCAGTTCTTTGAACTAAAATAATAGGATACATTAGTTTACCATTCTTATCTCTATAATAACCATCAGCTTGAACAGCAGCCCAACGTTCTTGCGAAGCATATGTTACAGGAACTGCTACTTGATTTCCATTTTGAATTACAGAAGGTTTAATAACATTATTAAAATAATAAAAAACAGCTTCATCTATATCTTGTAAACCTACAGAAAAAGGTTTAATATTATCTTCAATGTTAACAGATATTTGATCAGCACGTGTTATTTTATTTTCAGGTAATATAGGAGCACTATCTAAAAGATAAGGTATAATTTGCTCATTTACTCGTTGAGCAGGTGTGCCTGGTAATATGGGTAAACGATTTGACATTATCTAGATTGGGTTATTCCTAATTTTTCAGGTGAAATATAATGTGCATTACATATAATTGAGAAACTTGCTCCAAAATTATCTAAATATTCACCGCCATAATTATATTGTGGTACTTTACCAACAATATCTTGGTTTTCATTTACTAAATTTACTTCATAATAATCATTATTCCACAATATAACATCCCCAATTTGAGGAACTACACTTTGCGCTATTAAATCAGTACGTAAAAATCTAAATGAAAAATTTCTTGTAATATTAGGACCTATAAGTGTTGAATCAACCTCATAGTTTCCTCTATCAATTAAACACTGAATTAAAACTGGTGGTAGATACATTTTGGTACCATCTTTAGCTTCACCATAAACATTAGTTGGAGTTTCATCTAGTGATATTTGATAATATCCTATATTTTGCTCAATAATATTGTGAATTAATTCAGTATTAATGATGTGAAAAAAACCTATGTCACGAGAAGATCCGTATAATGCCATTATTAATAATTTCTAATCTTTAACATTGTGTTTGATCTAACTAAAAACTTTACTAATCCTGGAATTTTTAAAGCTTCGTGTTTAATCATTTTTATAGTATCTACAGCACTACCTTCAGAAATAAATTTCATTTCTAATAAACCATATTTAAAGTTATCATCAGAAGCAGCATCTAATTTTTCATTATCAACAACGTTAACAACAATTACATCTTTTATACCACGAACTTGGTTATATATTTCAGTAAAATTGTAATCGTTTTTCATTCTAATTACTATTTGTACAAAATAGGTTTCAAATGTTGCTTCACTTAATAATTTTTCTAATGTTACCAT